CATTGCATCACCACCCAAGATTTCTGCTCCTCCAGCATCTCCGAGTGTGCCCTCTAAGGTATCATCAATTTCATCGATACCAGTGTCGATAACTTCGTTTCCGTATCTGAAGAGTTCACACTTTAGAGTATAAACATATCCTTTCTGTAATTGATAGAAAGGTTTTTCGTGCTCTACGAATTTAATTTCAAACAATCTGTCTCCCAATGGGAAATAAATCAAATCACCTTCTTTAGGCCTTGTGCTAAGTTTGATATTATCCTTTCCAGTCAACAAAGGTTGAATGTAAAGTTCAAATCTTTCTTTTGATATTGTTAGCGTAATTTCTTGAGTTGATTGAATACCAAATTTTGAAAGAATGGTTGTTTGGTCACCATATCCTTCAAAATTTTCTAAGTATGCTTCGATTGGATGCGATTCATCAAATTCGGACTCAATAACTTCTCTAATTACAGTTTTCTCAGTGACAAACTTTCTTGGCATGTAAAAAACTTCAACCCCATACATTCGGAGTTGCTCATTGATCAACTGCTGAACTAAATTTTGTTCAGATGGAGAACCTTGTAGAAAGAAGGGATTAAGTGCCATAATATCAACCTATCATATCAAATGGAGGAAGTTCATAAGTATTTGACATTTTCTCCATTATTTTTTCTAAATCCTTTTCAGCATCATCATACATTTGTCTACCATTCAGTTCAACTCCACCTGGGAGTTTGACGCCAGTAAACTTCATCATATTCATTCCCCATTGTCTCTTGATTAGGGCCGTAAGATATGGTTTAAGGAATGAATCATTATAGACCCTAGAATAGTCATTTGGATCTAGAGTAGAATGACACTGGATAATAATATAATCATCAACACCAACACTTCCCCAATCCAGATCCATATACAATCTGTTTTGACGTTTATTAAATCTTATCGCTTTGTCTGTGGTTAATAAGAAATTAATATCTTCCAAGTAAGTCTTGGTCATCGCATAGGTCAACATTTCTGTTGCTCCCCAGTAGTAGATATCATTCAAGAACATCTGATATCTAACACTAAACATATTGTTAGTGACCGTGTTTGTTCCATCAAAATGGAACAACTTAGTAACTCCAATTACATTATTTGGAATTTGTAAGTAGTTGCTGTTCTCTTCAAATGTAAATGTAGTGGCCGTGCCAACTATGGTTGAAGTTGCTGTTGTTGTAACAATACCAACAGGATCATTACTTCCACCTCTAGTTCTACCTCTGTCAATATCTGCTTGAGTAATCTTATACTTATAATATGTTTCGTATACGCCGTCAAAGTGTCTCTCTTGGAAATACTGAATGGCGTCATCTACCAGATCATCAATTTGCTCATCAGCAACGTTGATTTCAAGAACAGGATATCCAAGTTGTCTTTTGCAGTAGTCTATCAGCTCCTGCCTAGTAGATGGTTGTGCCATTTACACATTGCTCCTTATAATGGTATTTAGTCTTGTTTCCTTGCCAGGTCTATCAAAAGAGACTTAATTTCATTCAAATCATTCTTAATATCCTTCACTTCAGATTCAAGAGCTACGACTCTTTGTGATTCGGAGCGTCTTTTGTTTCTTCTCTCAATATATTCATTATATTCATCTTTACTAGTATTCAAGATCGCATTGGTCCTAGGATCCCTCTCTAAATTGAGGTGATCCTTTACTTTAATATTTTCCATAATTATGCAAGGGCAATTACTCTAAGGTCTTTCAGTGCTGCGGGATGTGCTTGACTTGTAGAAGTTAGAACAAGTTTAACTCTAAACTGCTTGAACGTTGGTAGATTGTCTCTGGTAAAAGTGAACTCTTGGAATGTGTCAGGAGCTCTTTGTCCTCTAGGGAGTTGAATGACCTCAACATACTTGTCAGATCTACCATCACTGTCTTGCAGATTGATAATTTCACCTCTATCATTCAGATTATTGTATCCTGGGAAAGGTACAAAGATTGGATTGAATCCACGATCATTTCCAATAGCAAAGAATGCTCTAATATCAGTATATGGATTCATGTGAGCAGCAGCAAGAATCTTGAGTGAAGTTGCTCCATTTGTAAGAGACATTTCTTGTGAAATGTATTGGAATGCAGTTGGATCATTATCTACAGTCCCAACTCTTGGGTCTAGTGCAAAATCATCAATGACATTATTGATTCTATGAGAAGTGTAAATTGCACTCACTCTCTGACCATCAATTGATGGGCTGAGTCTACTATCTGTAGTAGACAACTGAACACTGAGATTCAAGGACTTATTACCTGGAAGTTCAGTAAGACTATTTGTCGCATTGATATTAGATGCAATAAGTCTTGGTGAACTGAGATAGTTTGGTCTGTTCAGAGAAACAGTCTCAAATCCAAGATCAACATATGGAACTTCAACACCACTCAAACTCTTAGCACTAACTGTTCTAGCACTTGCAGCGATGGAGGTTCCTTTTGGAGTTACATTACTTACATTTGGAGTAAGAATTTCATATGGAATGTTTTGCGTTGCCTTGATTGCGTTTCCACCTGTTGCCTTGCTTGCACTTGTAAACAGTTTTGGCCAACCAGAAGCAGCAGTTCTATCAATTCCATCAGCAGACATATCGACTTTAATATTGTAGTAGTCATATCCAATTGGATTTGATACAGTCACATCACTCAAAGAGTGTGTTTTATTGATTCTTCTGAGAGAAACTCCACCAAGTTCATATTTGTAAACTGGGGTTCCAACTGGATAGTCTTTTGGATCAGTGCCTCTTGTGATTGTTCCACCAAGAGATCCACCAGTTGCAGTTGTGTAACCAACAATTTCATCACCGATTAAGAAATAACCAGGATTAGTTACCGCAACACCAATGTTTTCAAAACTCTGGAAGTTTGTTCCACTTTCGACTGAAAGTGCTCCAGTATCTGTTGCAGTATATGCAGCAGTCAGTTTTGTTGGTTTAATATCAGGTGCAATTCCAGAAAGAGTGACGCTATTATCACTAGAATACATTCCATGGTTCTTGTGATTTACAACAATGTGAGTTCCATCAGTAATTGTTGTAATTTCAGTTGGACTTGGCCATGGACCAAGAGCAGAACCACCATCATAGTTCAGAGTTGTAGTAACACCAGAATTATTGATGAATTGAATAGTGTTTGCTACACCAATAACAAAGTCTCCTTGAACATTATTCAAGAGAAGTTCTGAACTACGACCAATTCCAGTTACGGAAAGTCTTGCACCAGATCCTAAGTTATTTTCACCAATAGTTGTTATACCAAGAACATCCCCTACTTGATATCCATTTCCACCAGGTGTTCCACCACCAGTGTTGACTGTAGCAAAACCAATGGTTCCGCTAGAAGTAACTTGAATATCAGCAGTGAGATCTCTACCATTTCCAGTTACTGTTGTCAGAGCAACTCCAGTATATGTAAATGGTCCAGTATAACCAATACCAGCATTAACAACTGTCAGATTTCCAGAAGCCGTTCCTGCAGTACCAACAATGTCTGCAGTTGCATTTGATCCAACTTGGAGAATTGTATTTCCAAAAGTAAGATCTGGATCATTGAAGTCTGTAGAAAGTGCAACTCTGACTTGCTTAGAGTTGACCTTGAGTGCATCTGGAAGGAGAGTTGCAATCTGATTATTACCTTCTTTGAGTGAAGGATTATAGAATTCAACAGATCCCTCTTCAACAAAGTCTGCTCTATAGAGAGTAAATTTGAGATCTTCCCACTGACTTGGTTCCCAAGTAGAGGCATTCTGAGACTTGAACAATGATCCAAGGTATGGCTGGTTAGAAATGAATGTATCAGTTACCAAATCATTTTCACCAACTCTTGAGATGTAAACACTATACTTAGTAGATTGTGATGCTACACAAATAGCATATTCAGTGCTTCCTTCTAAGAATACTGGTGCATGGAATTCAAATGTAGTTGCGACAGTGCCATCAGCAGACAGATTTACCTGATCTGGATCAAGAATAACTTCAGAGAATGGGAGAATCTTCTGAGTGGGAAGACCACCCTTCATGGTTCTGATCTGTAAAGTTACTGGAATATCAGTATCATCTTTTGATCTAAAGAAGACATCACATTTTGTAAGGAAGACTCCTGTTGAATCATCAACAAGGAAAGATTGAGCCAGAGGGTCATACCATAGAGTGACTGTTTGAGTGACTTGTGTCGATCCAATAATTTGGCTATCAACAACTTGCAGTCCAGTCGTTCTTGCTACTGCCTGCTCTTCAAATTCTCTCTTATTCTCAATTCTTGCATTTCTTACAGAGATAATATTTTCCTGAACAGTTTCAAGAGTTCCCGATGCAGTATAACCTTCTTCACAGATCGTTGTTGCAACTTCTTGGTTATTGTTCTCATCGTTCAAGAATGTAAGAACCTTAGATCCTGCTTCAAATCTTGGATTGGAAGGAATATTTGGATCTGGAATGAAGAAACTTCCCTGAAGATTAGCACTAATATCGGAGATCAATCTTACATTAGTGATAGTTGCTTGAGCACCACTAGTCTGACCAATTAAAGTCATATCAGTTGCGATATAACCAAAGTAATCACCTTGTGGTTGATTTGATAGTGAGAAAGTATCTATATTAAGAATCGTTGACGTAGATGAGTATGATTCAGAAAGTGGTTGGCCATTATAAGGATTCTCTCTGTAAACTCTATCTGGAGAATTATACTCTCCCTCTCTGTGATTTGATTGAGCGACTCTAAAGTTAATTGCTGGACCACCAGGAGCATTTCTTTGAATTCCAATGTTTTTGGGTCTACCAACAACAGTTTCTCCAACCTGGAAAGTTCCAGATGTCATTGAAATTTCTACCAGTTTTGGTACACAGAACTTGGTTACATCTTGTCCATCAAAGAACGCATATAGTCTTGTGAGTGGTTTTACTTTCTTAGCGTGGAAAGAAACGTTTCTAGATCTCATGAATGGGATCACATCACGACTTACAAGTCTGTCGCCAACGGATTCCATGTCAAACTGTTCAGTAACAACAGTTCTAACACCATCTCTGGACATTACACCAGTGTCTCTTACTTCACGTAAAGTTTCTTCAATGATATTGGCCTGAATAACTCTTGTAGTGGTTTGCCTTCTTGCTCTGCCGCCAGCGCCTTGAACATCAATATTTCTTGGAATATTTGGTTCAATTACTCTTGTAGTTTCAATTACATCTTGTCCTGTCCAGTTGGTCTCCCAAGCATTCCAGATTACAGGACCAAATCCAGTTTGTGGATCAATTCCTTGCTCATCAACCATTTGGTTGAAAGTTTCTGCATAATTTCCTTCTGTTTGAATGACCTTAGGTTCAAGTCTTACAGTGTCAATCCAAGTATCTGTAGCTGGAGTCAATTCCAGACTTCCTTGCCAGAAACTAATTAAGAAAGGTGTTACACTTTCTGTTCTAGTTGCAAAATTCTGAGATAACCACTCAACATCAGCATAATCAAGAGTAATAATATCATTCTCAGATTTTCTTATATTTGTTCCTTCTGGTTGAGAGAACTGAAGATCAGCATCTGCATTAACATCAACAGGACCTTGAATAAGATCTGTGGAAGTTGTATAGTGTCTTGGTCTCAGAGTCTTGTTTGGCATATCAAGACTATTGTTGAATGCAGAACTTCCTTCTTGAGTTCTAGGTGATGTAAAGTTATCAACGAAGAAACCTGACTTAAATCTATTCAATCCTTCATCATCAGGAATAAAGAAGTTTGAAGTATTGACCTCAAGTAAAGACAGTGAAGTATAATATTCCAAATTCTTGATTCTTTGCTCAAGTTTGGCGATATCATCCATTCTAAATCTCTTATACTTCAAGAAGTTGAGAGATACCTCTTCAGTTGAATAGACATATGGTGGAATTTCTACAGATGCAATTTCTAAGGCATCATCGACACCCAGTGGTGGATCTGGATTTTCTGCAGGTGCTCCATACTTAACCAGAAGTTTTCCATCTTTGGTTACAAAAATTCTATCCATTCTTCCGACATAGAATGAATATGAAACATCTAATGCATCATCAGAAACTAGGACATTTGAAGAATTGCCAAGTCTATTAAATGTTCTTCCATAGAATTCAAAAGGAGATCTAGATCCTTCAGAAACAGTATATGTAGTGGCTGATGGTCTTGTATCAATGATATCGGTGTTTCTATATCCATCAATTTCTCTAATTTCTTTTGCATAATTAAAGTCTCTGTATGAATTTGCAGTTACAAAATCTCCAGTGTCACTTTCTTCAAAATATCCATTTTTAAAGTAAACTTTTAATTGTCTAGAAGGTGCATCAATACCCGCTCTTCTCTTGATAGATCCATGGCCAAAGAATGAACTATTTTGACCACTATTGAATTTAAAGTTTTTAGAAATGTCTATACTTGGTTCATCAAGGGTAGAAATAATTCCTTGAATTGCCGTTTCTTCAAATATTAATGTTTCTCCTTCTTCAAAATTAAAATCATTTGTTCTAATGAAAGAAATCTTAGAGTCGGAAATTTTTTCAGCAACAACACCCTTTGCACCACTTATAGATCCAATGAATGATTCTCCGATCAAAAGATCTCCAGTTTTTCCATTTGCTCCTGTAAGAGTTGTGAGAGTAACAGTTGGTGCAGATGCTTCATCAGTATCTAAAGATTCATAAATTGCATGAATACCTATAACATCTGGAACATTCAGTGAGATTCTTTCATCTTCAACTCTTGTGCCATATGGATAGTTTCCATAAGTCAAACCATTATTCAGAGTAGTCGCTCCAACACCAGATCCAACCAGTTTTGAGTGATTTATAACTACGCTATTGACCCTATTCTTTCTCTTTGTCTTTGCAGTAGGCTTAACTTTTTTGATAGAGTAAATTAACTGAGCACCAGTATCAGCTCCACTCAGATTATAAATCTGAAGGGTTGTATTATTATTGGTAAAGTCAAGTTTATCTGCAGTAAGAACCTCTGCTGTTCCATCATCGCTTCTAATCAGAGAATATCTTTCTTCATCAAATGGGAGGAAAGTTTCATTATCATCAAGAGTTATAGATGCACTTAACTCACCTTGAGCGGTGATATTTACTCTTGCATATTTTCTGATATTTACATGAGAATCATTTAAAATAACTTCAGCAATGTTTTCCTTAGGAAGAGGTGTATATAAAGTATTATCTCCAGATGCGGAAAGTTGAGTCTCAATTCTCTTAAGATCAGTAACTTCAATTCTAGTTCCAGTTTCTGGCAATCTGCCTTGACAAATTCCACTTACTGTCGTAACACCAGTAATGACAATATCTGCATCATTAATAGTTGTTACTCTAGCAAATACTGGATCAGTAAAACTTTGTGCAGTATCGGTACTGGTATAACTTACCAGATCTCCAACTTCAAGAAGGCCTGGGAACTTGGGATTGGCAGAAATGACTGTGCTTTCGCCCTGAGCATTCACGGCAGTGATAGTTGCAATTCCGATGGATGCAGTTGGTTTTTGGATAACATCTGCTGCAAAAGTTGTTCCTACGCCAACTTTACCATATACAGATTGTATATCTGATATTCCAAACGCAGTAATTGCAGTAGCAACTCTACCATTTGTGACACCATTGAATTTAAATCCTTCAAATCTATTGAAAGATCCTGTGGTATCATACAATTCAATTACATTAGTATCACTAATGGAATTCTTCAAGAATCCAGTTGCACCACTTGCTGTTCCCTCAACAAATACTGGAGTTGTCAAGGTTGTATTTTCGTTTAATGTAATTTTAGTGACAGTTTGTACGTCATACAGTGCCAAATTCCACTGATTGAGATCACTATTAGAAGTATTATATGAACCAGACTCTAATCTGAAGTCATATACTCTAGCAACTCCAATTTCATCTCCAGCTGGTTCTGTCTGTGCTGCTCCGACTGAACCATCTGCAAGAGAACCAACTCTCTCACTTCTTAAACTGAGAGTTTGTGTGCTTCCAGCAGATACATGAGGAGCGCCGTAAACTCTATTCAGTTCAAGAGTTGCACCAGTGTTATAAAAAATAGATTCGCTGTCTATTTTTTTAGTAGTTCTGGCCTTAGGTGCATCTAAATTAACTGTGCTTAAAGTTTCTACTTCAAAACCTTCAATATATGCTTTACCAGGAGATACTGTATAGAGAGCAAGATCATCTGAAGGAATGCTTCCACCTTGAGTCAGTTGACCAACTTCAAGAATACCTCTATTGCCTTGTCCATCATTAAGAGATTCTTTTACTCTTACATCAAATGGTTTTACATAATAATTTCCAGACTCATCAAAAGTTCTTCTTGCTAATTCGTCTGCAATTATGTTATATTCTGTCTTTGTTTTCTTAGATCTTAAAACTCCGTTCTCAATAACAGCGAGTTCTACAAAGTTCTGATCATTGAAATCAGTGAGTGGTTTTTTGAACAGAGAAGTTGATACTCTGAGCCTATCAGCACCTGGTGCTGCATAATTATTGTAACCCTGAGAATTATCAGTCAGAGTTTCATCTTGATCGGGAGTAATGATGTCTTCAGTAATGTAAAGACCAACTCTATATGATGGAGTGTTTGTATACTGATCAAGAATCAGTGTTTCATCGTCTACATTTACAAACTGCCCTCTAATGAAGTAAACTCCATTTACAATAGAAAAAGCAGATCCTGTTGAGGTTGCATTTTCGGCAACGGTTGAAGCAAATGGTTCTCCAGAAGCAATAACTTCGTTCCCAAGAAGACCACTAATAATATCACCCTCTGCAGCGATATTTTCGCCGTTAAAGAACGTTTCAGTATTGTTATCCTGAACGCTAGATGCGAGATAACTTACATAAAGAGTTGGATTTCCTCTTTCAGACTCACTTGCAGCCAATACACTAGAAACTGTCGCGGTGATTCCAGATCTTTGGCCAGTGATCTTGAGACCAATCAGTTGATCTATGTACGCATCAATAGGAACACCCTGAAAAGTTACATTCAGCTCAACTGCAGCATAGTTTTGACTATATGCTGTATTGCCAGGAATTACCTTAGCACCTTCTTTAAAGAAGTGTTGGCCAAATCTCTCAATCTGATTTTGTAAGATTGATTGTAACGCAGTTAATTCTCTCGCCTGAACTGGATACCCAGGCTTAAACAAGACCCTATGATAGTTGTCCGTTGGATCAAAATCATCATAATAAGGGGCAACGTTGAGATTTGTAATTTGCGACATAATTCCTTAGAATTGTAATATAACCTTGATGTCTTCTTTTTGATTGGTTGATCTTGTCACAGATGGTCTATTGTCAACATAAATGATGTTACCAGAGAATTTTGCAACCTCAGGGTTTGCAATACCATTAGTAAATGATTGACCAAGGTAGAATGTTCTATTATTTATTACGGTAGATACACCCGTGAAAGTGCTATCAATTGATAGACCACCAGATATGGATCCACCAGTGATAGTCAATGATCCACCAGATCCAGGAGATGCACTAAAATCAACTTGATCAAAACCAAATTGAGGGCTTGTGCTTGCTACTCCAACTGTTGTAAATCCAGACTGAGTACGATCTTGCCAGACTTTCAGAACTCCAGTTGATGGATCATAATTAACAACTCTTGCAACAGCAGTTGATCCAGTAGATACTGTTTGGGTAACAAAAGAATCTGCATCGTAAGTGGCAGAACTATAACCAGTTCCAGTCAATCTAAGAGCAAGAACAGCACTAGCTTTGTCTGACTGAAGTGGGGTGCTAGTTCCAAAAGTATTTGGTCTTTCTACAATACCAACTCTTGCTACTTGGTTTCCTGTAACAAAGTCAGGATTTTGAATGTCATTCTCAAATCTAGAGTACATAAGAACATTTTTGGTTCCAAGTTCTCTATAAATGTCTGCCCCATGTCCACCTTTTGGTGTCATGATTACATCAAAAGTTGGTCTAGTCGTACCAGTTGGAACTCCACCACCTTCAAGATCAACGTTTGCCCAGGTATATCCAGATCCTTGATTTGATACTACAATGCTGTTGATTTCAGAGTCAGCATTCATTGTAACTGTACATTCTGCACCAGTTCCGTTACCTCTAATTGGTACATTATAATAAGTAGCACTAGCAGTTCCAAGACCAACACCTCTGTTAGTGATCACTACAGTTTTGATTGAACCATCAACAGCATTATCTCTTACTGCTGCGTTAGTAGTAGAATCAAACCAATCTCCTGGAACTGGAATATAATTTGTAGAATCAAACTTGACAATATCAGAGGGGCTGATTGTATAGAGATACTTCCAGACATATCCATCAGCACTTGATCCAGCTGCTCTTGGTTCAAGATCAGTAAATGTTGGTTCATCTAGAGATGGAGCTCCATTTGGATTATCTGGAGTTGTTCCATTCTCAAGACAGATATAAACTCTATAGTCACTATTCATGACATAGAAGAATGACCCGTAAAGATTGGTAGAACCAGAAACCTTAGCAGCATTTGAAGTCGTGTAATCATGACGATACATGTCATAGGTATTACCCGATCTCCAAGTGATTTTTGGAACCACTAATTTAATATCACTGCTAGTAATTTTTTTCAGACCAACTACTGTTTCCCAAACTTCATTTTGATAATTGAAATTATCAATGGGTGCAGGTGGTGCATTATCCCAATCAGATTGAATATCAGTTGCATTGGGCAATCCGATAAAAGAATAATATGAGCTACCAGAAGTAGTTACACCAGCAAGAAAATTTCTGGCATTCAATATTCTAAGTTGATCAGTTATAATAGCAGCCATTTTGGTAGTTTTTTACTTATTTATTAGAGGTTGTTCAACTAAGTTTTATTTAGGTCAGACGTTATAGTTTCTGATCTTCAAAGGAAGTCGTCTTACCACTTGTGCGGAAGTTGACAGTCCAGTAATTCCATTATTTAAATATGAGTTGAACGAAGAAGTAGCAGTTCTTGCAGATGTTGTAATCTTACCAAAACTATAATTTCCAAAATGCGTATTGACTCCAAGTGAGGAGAAGTCATAACCATTGTAACTCAGAACACTTACGGTAACATCGAGAACTGTTGTTGAACCATATCCAGGAAGTGTCTTTTGTGCTTCTGCAACAGAAATTGCTTGATATACATTGTCTATACATGTTGTTCCAACACCAACAGAAACAACCCCACCAGGTTTCAGTGAAGTGACACCAAGACCAATATTAGATTCACTGACTACAAAGAAATCATTGGCTTCAATAGAACTTACTGTATCAGCAGCTCCTACAAGAGTCGCATCTTTTATTGGTGAACCGTTAGGAATAAAGAGACTGAAGACCAGACCAGTTGCAACTCCTACAGTTGAAGTTGTAGCAACACCAACGATGGTTCCAAAGTCACCAGCAAAAGTAATACCAGAATTGATTCTTTCAACCAATGGTGTTGGTGGTTCAATTAAGACTACTGGTGGATTAGATTGGGAATAACCAGTTTTTGCTGTTCCGAGAGTAATTGAAGTAACAACTCCTGCTGTAATAGATGCAGTAGCAGTTTGTCTTTGCGTAGAACCAAGACCCACTGGATTCGCGATAGTGACTGCTGGAGCGGTTGTATATCCTACACCACCATCAGAGATGGAGATTGAAGTAATAGTTCCCGCAGTTGAAACAACCGCAGTTGCAGCAGCTGCAACTTTTGAGTCTTGAGAAACTATGAAAAGATCCTTTTGGAAAGTAAGGGAAACATCATTTTCATTTTGTTGGTTGAACAGTGGGCGAGCATTTTCAACATAGATTGTTGTAGATCCAACTCCAACAGTTTGAATGGCATTTGAAGTTGGGAATATGTTTGCCTTATACTGATTTCTATCTTTACCAACTCTCTTACCATTGACAATAATATCTTCAGTTTGTCTACACCAAATAACAGGTCTTTCTAAATTAATATCGTTAGTATTTCCAGGTCCATAATATGCATTAGTAGTAACTCTTTCAGTAGAATCGACACTGTAAACAAGTCTAGGATCTTCTTTGAAGAAGACTGATTGGCCAAGAGAAGTATCATTGACAATTTGTAAAGTATCACCCTCTTTTACAGTCTCAAGAATATCGATTGACTGAACATCAGTGTCACCATTTCCTTTGTAGAAAATAATGTCGCAAGTATCACCAGGAACTGGTGGTTCTGGGAAAATAATTGTACTTCCACCTTCAAATGTATATCCTTCTCCAGGAACTTGAAGAATGCTGTTATAAAGAACGATCAAAACATCCTGCACATTAATTGGTGATCCTTTAGCAGCGATGATAGATGTAATATTACCAGCAATTCTTAACTGGAAGTCTTGGGTGATTCCATCAAAATCTTTAGAAATATCATCCATAGTTTGGAGTTGACCAATAGACCAAGCACCAAACTTATCAGTAAATGTCTTCTCAATCTCAATCGAGAATCTCTCAAAGTTGCCACCAAGAGTTGGGTCTGTAGGAATTCCAGTAGGACCACCGACAGGAATTGTCAGAGTTTGTCCAGGTTGATATCCAAATCCAGTATTTGAGATATCAAAGTCTATAACATCAGATCCAAATCCAACAACAAAGTCAACCTTAGCCTGTGTTCCAAGACCAGATGATGCAACCTGAAGTCCATCAGTCTGATATATCAGAGGAATGTTATCATATGAAAGTGGTTCTTCAATAGAAACTTCTGGGAGAAGTGTACTTGTATATCCACTACCAACATTCGTAATATGTACTGTTGGAAGAAGATGACCTGCACTAATTGTAGCAACACCAATATGTGTTTCTGTTTTGATACCGACAGAACTACTTGCAACTCCAACTCTTACAACACCAACACTAGGATTAAAGAGTCTGACAATAGCAGAGGTTCCTGCAGGAATTTCAAGAGATGATGTACTTCCGATTCCAATATTTACCGATGTTGTTCCAACAGAAATGATCTGAGTTGGTCTATCAAAGAATGTTCCAACACCAATTGAAGATGCTGCTCCAGCGTTAAATTCTAAGAATTTAAATACACTATTTTCATTATTAAGTGTCATTATCGTAGAACCAGCAGCAACTGTTGTTGCAACACTCGTTTGGATATCATATACTTGAGCAGCTCTGTATCCAGAACCAGTATTTCCGATAGAAATTGAAGAAACTGTTCCAGCAGCAGAAACCGTTGCGGTTCCTCCAGCAGATACTCTTGGTTGATAACCAAATCCTTCGGAAGAACCGACAGAAACAATAACACCACCCACAGGAAGATTTACTGAGTTAATGTCATATGTTGGAACTTGACCATCCTCTACAAATCTTACAGAAGTAATACCAGATTGCTCTGCAAGAGTGAAATTACGTGCTACTCCTGGAATTTGAATAATGTCATTGATAAGAACAAGTGCATTATCATCAGCATATCCATCAGTATCTGAACCAGAATTTTTTAGAGTAAATGTCGAGTTAGTTCCGTTGAAGTTTGAAGAAACATCATCAAATACATAATTGGTGCTATAGGTTTCTACAGAACCACCAGGAGTTCCTCCCTTCAAGAATACTCTTCCTTGGAATGTAGAACTTGTAGTTATTCCTGTCCAATCTCGTTCATCTGGTGGATTTGTTGTTGAAGATAGTGGATTATTTCCATATGGTGCCTCAACAAAGTTAAGAGTGTTATTTACAATGTTATAATTTCCCTGGATTTTTGTTGCAATAAGACTGTCAGCATGAGTTGCTCTAATTGTCCCAAGCCATGCTCTATCGACTTGGACAGCATTTGTGCTTCCAATACCAACAGATCTAACCTTCATGATTTCATCTTCAACCTGAAGAAGATCTCCTCCAGTGATAGAAGTAATACCAGTTAAATACAGATCATCAGAACTTGAGAGAAGTTCATCTGCAAGAGTGAAAGTGACTGCAGTCGCAACAACTGGAGATTGGACGTAATTATCAACTGCAAACAGACACTTGGCGTTTTGATTGGTTGCAGTGAATTTGTGGGAATTTCCAATACCAACATCAGTAATCTCAAAGTATTCTGGAATTGTTTGCAAAGCCTTTGTTGGCGTGTCCGTAAGACGGATATGATTTGCATCAACTTTGATGACATATGCAGTGGAAGGAAGTTTATCAGTGTTTCCAACTCCACTCACATTAGTTGTTCCAATTCCAATGCTTTGAGTAGTTCCAGCACCTGGTTTTCCATAAGAAATTTTTTCACCAGTGATGAAGAAGTGATTTGGAATATTGAATGCATCTGCTATTAATGCAGTATCAGAAACACCAATAGCAACAGTATCCTCAGAATCAAAGTATCTCTCAAATACATTATAACCTTCGTAAGTAATGTTAAATGCTCTCTTCAGATCAGCGTTTGTTGCTGTATATGGACCAAACTGTGACTTGATATATGAGTTAGTGAAGTTGAGCACGGACTCAGGATCATCTGGATTTGAATTTCTCAGATGGTTATAGTAACATCTAACTTCAACATTGATGCCAGCATTTGGCGTAAATACCAAGTCAACAAAGTCACCATCAATTGCTGTACCGAATGTTCCAAGACCAGTTCTTGGAGCTAAGTTGCTCATCAGAACACCAAACTCATTATTAAATGTTCTATCTGCAAAGTCTGGACCTTGATCTAAGACAAGAAGTTCGGAAATTTGGTGATGGTTATTATCTGGGTCAGAGATTTGAACAATATAATATGCACTGTTGAAATTATCGTTATTGTAAGAAGCAATTGTAGTTGCAGTTGGACTTGAACTTGATGCAATTGAAACAGGAGTTACTGCACCAATTGTTCCATGACTGAGACCAAATGAACCAATTCCAGATCCTTCTGAGGAGATTGCAACAGCCATTGTATTAACAGTTGATGCAACAGAAACATTTGGAATGAAATCAATCTTCAGAGTCGATCCATCAATATATGGATGATATGTTCCAAAACCAGAAGTTCCAGAATATGGTTCAGCACCACCAGTGCTACAAAGTTGACCATATTCGATCAAGTCCGCAGTAGTTCCATCATGAATTACTACCAACTCTTCAAACTCATGTTCACCATCAGCAGTAGCAACTTCTACCAAGACTTTCGCTGCTTGATATGTGGTTCCCATGCTCACAATTGTAGTTGTAGTTCCAACACTAACTGTTTCGCTAAATGATTCGAGTTTTACTGAACCACCAAAATGTGTATTGCCAACAGAAGTGTCAATATCGCAAAGTGCATATTGGACTACAAAAACATTGTAGTTGTTATCCTCATACTTAGTTGGGAAGAATCTAAGTTTTCCAGAAGAACCGTCTGAGGAGAAATCAAATTCACCAAGTTGACCTACAGTATCAATATCTCCATATTGATTGACATAACCAAGATTGTTTTCATCAGTCAAAATAGAGACCATACCAATCTCTGCTTCATTATTATATTGAACGTCTTGGATATATACGACGAATTTGTTGGCCTTCACATCATTCATATTCCATGATGCAACTTCTCCAAATCGTGTTGCCCTTGGATTACTATTGAACTGATCAGCAACATTGTCTACATTTAGAACTCTATTGCCAGTAGATTGCTCATAATCTGTTAAAATCTGATTTTCAAAGAGAATTTGATCTGAGAAATTATCATTGTTATTTTCTCTTACGTTATCAAAATTATAAACACAATTCAGATCAATATCGCCAACAAACTCAACAATTTTGTCAAAATATGATGTTGTGCCAAGACCAACAACTGCTCCACCAACATCATCAACCGATTCTACGACAAGATTAGAGAATCTCTTAAATCCAGATGCATGGTTGAGAGAACCCACAAGTTCATCCCATTCATCCATATCAATTCTGGATTTGAGTGCATATGAGAAGTGTTGATAGTAATCACTGTCCTGAATAACCTGCTGAGGGTTGTTTAAGAATCCACTAATGTCATCCCATCCATTTTCAAATCTTGAAGTTGCTTCAATATCATAAGATGCATCAAATCTAGTAGCAGAAGAAATAACACCTCTAGAACGAGAAGACTGTCCCTCAACAACATGACCCTCACTGAACTCCTTGTTACTGCTTACCTTAAGATAACCATTGGCCCCATCCCAAGTCTCAACAACACCAGTCATTGTTGGGTCGTCTAAACAAATAATATCCTCTCCATCAATAAATCCAGATGATGTCAATGAAACATCAAAAGTTGGGAAGTGCTTCTTGGGAATAATTCTTCCAGCAGACTTACTGATATTAATAGTACCTGGACTTGCACCATCAGCAATAATACCATCAAGGCTGTATGCCATTGTTCCAATACCACCAAGGTTTTCGTCAACTGCGGTAATAGTGAACAATTTATATCCATAGTTTTCACTGTTGAAACCATCGCCAGTTGGAACAAATACAACTTGACCTGCAACGGTAGATGCAATGCCAACATTGACATTTTCAACCATAACTTCATCACCCACAGCGAATGGGAATGAATTTGTGGTTGTAAATCCAGTATTCAGAGTGACATAAACTTCTTTAGTATCTGAATTATATGAAATAGTAGAAATACCAACTCCATTTGTGTTTTTAGTTGGTAACAGTCTTGGTTCTACAGGAGTTATACCAAAAGTATTTCTAATAATCTTTAGTTGATTTGATCCAAAAGTAAATTCGAGATCAACTTCAGTTTTTTGTTCTCCTGTTAATCCATCAAAGAGGATAACTTTTGGTGCGATTGAACCATATCCAAATCCATAGGATGTAATTCCTACAGATTCTAAAATACCCAGTTTATCAATCTTAAGGATTTCTGGTAACTTAGCTGTTGGTCTCAAAGTTTGATCATATGGATAATCAAACCCAATGTTCCTAAGTCTAGTCTTCTTAATTGCTCCAATTGTGCTGCTGTCAATTTCAAATGCTGCCTGAGAACCAATCCCACTTACAACTCCACTGATAGCAGGAAGTTTCATATAATTTGTTCCACTATTGACTGTTCTAAGAGCAGCGATAGAGCCAATTCCTGAAGTGGAAGAAGTGCTACAGTTCAACGAAGCACCTGTAGATGTATATGAGGTTCTTTCTGGAATTTCTGGAACAAAATACTTAAATTCTGTTGGAGAAGAAATAGTTACATCATACTCTCCAGAATATCCACTATCAGAAACGATCAGTTGATTGTAATTTACTACATCTTTATCTGAAATTATTTCTGACTTAATAACTGGAATAGAAGTGTTATTGACTGGAACTAACTGATAATATAAAAGACTTGGAGTCTCTTTTCTAAGTGTCAATGTAACTTTTCCATCTAATCCAACTGTTCCTGTTGAAGATACATCAAAGTTTTCAGTGTCTTCTGTTTTATTATATTCTTTTGTAAAAAGTTCATCAGTATATACTACAAACTTAAATGCAGGATAATTAATAGCATTTGAAGTAAATGTCAGAGATGAATCGGACAGATCAAATTCCACCGATTGATTCTTATATACTTTAATTGGTGGATTTATTGGAGAAAATGTTGAATCCTGAGATTCGGTGATATTTACAGTTAATGGTACAGTAGCAATAGCACCATTATAAGTTTCTGAAAGTTTTATAGTGTCCTTATCACTAACTACAGCATAGTAAATTTTCTCATTAGACAATCCACCAGCAGGAGTTGATGCGCTGTAAATTATTTGTTGTCCTGAGGTATATCCATGATCAGAAATAGTAATTTCATCAGTGATGGTGGAAATTCCTGAGGCAAGAACATCTTTCTTGTCAATTACCAGTCTTCTGTTGTAATCATTATATGAAACTGAAATTGTGCTTGCCACAGAAGGCCTAACATCAAAGAAGACAGTATCTCTTGGAAGAAGTCCATGTGTAGATGCTGTTGAGACGGTTACTACGTTCTTAGCAGAAGTTACTGTAACTACATTTGGATAGTTAGTTGTAAAACTATGATTGATTCCAGTACCAACACCAGTAAAGAATATTGTACTTTGAGTTGCAGTTGTAGTTCCAACACCAACAAAAGTTCCAGTCGATCCAAGACCAACTTTTACCGTACCAATACCAATTAAGTCATCTGAAATTCTTGCAACAAATACTCTCTGGCCATCAATAAGAGTAGATGCAACTCCAACATTATTTGGTTCATTGTATACAATACCCGAACCACCATTAAGGTTATAGACTAATTCATCACCAGTTTTTAATCCATGACCTGGAATATACAGACTCTTAGATGGTGCAAAAACATTAGTAGCACCAGAACCAGGATTTGTGAATACGATTGTTGTTCCTATGCCAACAGAAGTTCCGCGAGCAATTGTATCTACAGGATTGAAATAAAGTTCTCTATTGCGTTGGAAGTCAAATGAAGTTTTGAATCCAATTTTTGCAGTGAATTTTCTTGGATCTTCATATGCAACTGTTGTTGCTGTATGAGCTGAACCTGTAGTTCCCTCAACTTTTCTAAGAACTCTAACTCTATTCGATACTTTATCGACATTCAAGATTTTTACTTTTTCATCTCCAATCAAGAAAATATCATTTTCATCAATATTATCTAAGTTAGATGCATATACAGAGAAATAAGTTACAATACCAGTGGTAGTGTCTGTCGCAACACCAGTTCTAAGAGCAAAAGTAACCGTGGAAATTCCAGCTCTGTATTGTCCAGAAAGATTAACTCTTGACGTGCTTACTCCACTAACAGCAATCAATTCTGCATTTTTATAACCATGTGGAGAATCTGCATACAATTTGTATTGGCCAGAGTTTCCTACGGGGACAACCTCCACAGAATTAGTTGAAGTAGTTGCACAACTAATTTGTGAAACTATCTTACCGCCAACTCTAGATACTCTGACATCAGCACCATATCCACCCGATCCATTATCATTAAAAATGAGAGAATCATTTACTCTATAATTCTTTCCTCCAGTAATAATTCCTACAGAATCAACCCCACCAGGAGAAGCATAAGTTACTTCAGAAATTTGAGTATTTGTGAGTTTATATGGCCTTTCAACATAAGCGTAACTAGAAACATCATCATCAAGATGATAATACTTAGTATTTCTTACCCATCCATGTGATTGAAGATCATAATCATCATGATTGGTTGATTTTTGATAATTTAAAGCATCTGGAGTAGAATATAAAGAATCGCCAATTAAATATGGAAATTGTGGTTCTTTGAATTTAGCAAAAGGCCCTTGAGCAGATATAGTTTCAGTCAGAGTAGCGAAATAAGCATAAGTTCCATTTGGATATTCTGGAGTTACGCAAAATCTTCCATTATTCTTATCAAGAACTTTTTCATCTGCAGAAGCAACATAAACATAGTCTTCAACAAAAAATCCAGCCGGATAAATTGAAAGTGGTGGTCTATTTGGTTTGATGGACAATTCATATCCAGATCTCATCTGACCAACAACACCACCTGATTTATTAATATAACCAAATGGGCCGTAGATTGGATTTCCATCATAGGCCCAACCAATTATTGCAGAGTGATTTTTTGATGTTTCTTTTTCTGCGCCATTTTCAATAACCAAGTCAGGATTATTGAATTGAATTACTCCATCAAGAGTAGATGTGTATAATCTTTGCCTTAATTGTCTGGGAGCAAAGAGGTGTCCATATTGAATACCATATTCTTCATTAAGTGCTCTAACTAAGACTCCATCATCATCTTGTATACTTGAGAGTTTCTTTTCATATTCATTAACATTCCATGTCTGAATTACAGGAGTTAATTTTGCACCAGATCCAGGATATTCAAGACTAATAGTAGTCCTTCCTGCAACATAACCATATCCCTTATTCAGAATCTTCACGCTGGTTATACGTGATCCAGAAATTACAGGAACTAATACACATCCCTGACCATCATCAGAGTCTACGTTTAGTCTAGGAACAGCATTAATGTTAGCTCCTCCATTTTGAACAATTACTTGTATTATTTGACCACTTGCATCGACAACTGGTTGCAGTTGTGCTTCAGATCCAGTCTCTATTGTTATTTCTGGAGTGCGAATATGATTGATTACTTCTGATGAACCATATCCAACACCTTTATCCTGCATATTTGCAGCAACAATCCCACCTCTTACAATTGGAGTAAATGATGCTCTAAAAGTATCTGTAGAAAGTGTTCCACCAACACCGATTTGTCCAGAAACAGTTACTGTGATGTCTGGATAGTTAAAATTATGAACTCCAGTTTGAGTTGTTGTTAAGTTGATATACTGATCATTATTAAGATTTTTCTCTACATCTCCAGAGGGTCCTATTTCAGCGAGTTGAATAGTATCTTCATCAATAGAAACTGCATAGTATTCAGTTCCTGATGTTAATCCGCCAATTTCAGTTCCAGTTGTAGAATATACAATCTTTTCTCCAGTGGAATATCCATGGTTGGTGATAGTGAGTCTATTAAGAGCCGTAGACACTCCAGAAACCGTTGTTTTATTAGTTTCATATCCTTCACCAGCATCCACCACGTTAATGGCGCTGATAACTCTTTTTGGAGTCTCTGCTAAAATAGTATGTCTACCAATACCAAAACCTGTGATAGGAATAGTGTTAATTCCCGCTACAGAGTCGTCATATGTCTTGTGAAATTTGACAGTTGTAGAATTATGAACAGAAACGTAATATGATGCGCCAGTTGTAAGTCCAGCAACTCCTGATCCACCGTTAGTTTGGTAGATTACCTTGTCATAATCTCTGAATTTGTGATATGTGCTAAATGCAATACTATTGTCAGTTGTGCTTACTAAACTAAATCTTGCCTCAGAATTAAAATCTACTTTGTGTTCAACTAGTTTTGTATTTACCTCAGCTACAGCATTTTTACCATTACCACCACTAATCGTTACAACAGGAACATCAACATAGTCAAAACCACCATCAATTAAATCAAATCGTGAAAAAGATCCTCTAACTCTTGCATGTGCCGTCGCACCAACTCCAGTAGAATCTGAAATAACAATATTTGGTGGATTAATTACATCATAATCTTCACCAGATTTTTCTGCTATAATTTTTTCAATTTTATTATAATGGATAAAATCTAAAGACTTGTAATTGCAAATTTCAACACCATTTGCCAGAATACCATTCTTAGTTCCTGGAAGTGTTTTTGATTCTGGAGTCTCTTCGTCTTCACTATGCTTAGGAATCTCTCTGAATATTTTTTGATTTCCTAAATTCTTATCATTAAACTCATAACGAGTTATACTGTTGTCAGTTACAGTAATTGGATTTGTGGTAATATAAGTTCCATTATAAAGTTCGCTTCTACTCTTAGCTAACTTTAATTCTGTGGTATCTGAAAGTCTTTGTACAAAATAAATTCCTTCATCCGCAATCCCATCTTTAGTCGTGACTGTAGTTATGGTATTACCATCAATATCTGTACTAGTAGTAGTTACTACTTGTGGTTTATAATATACAGCATCTCCAGTATAAAGTCCATGATCACCATTTGCCTGGATTTTGAAAGTATCTGTTGCTGCAGATCCTGTTGGGGGAAAAGTTCCACTGAACTTTATAGTTTCTGATTGAATTAAAATGTCAGAATCGGATCCAGGAATAGATGATGCTGCTACAAGAATATTATCTCCTTTCTTATATACGTTCTGTACATCAGCAACTAAATTACCAACGTCATGATTTTTAAATCTCCCTTTAGTTAAATTTCTTCTTATTAAAAGAGAATCTACAGATGCGCTCGCAATACTTCCTTGATCGCCAAAGGTAACTTGTCTCTTTCCAGTTACCGAATATATTTTTCCTTGAACATTCAATCCACCACTTCCAGTGATGGTCAACTCATCTCCGATTTTGAATATATGATCAGACTTAAAGGTGGCTCTATATCTAAAAAGTTGTGAGTTAATAAGTTCAAGTTTCTCTACCTTATACGATGTCGCAGCGTTCAAAATCCAGTACTCGGCAGCAACATCCTTTGCAACCGTCCCAAGAGTTTGTACTAGGATGGTATCATCCTTTTCGTAATATTTGCTGTTCAACTGCTGCGACATATCTGCCTAGAGACTTTTTTACTTATTTAGTACCCGTATCCACCTCCTCCTCCCGAAGATCCGCCACTAGATGAGACAGAAGAAGACGTGGAAGAGGAAGAGGATGAAGATGAACCTGAAGTGTTGCTTGCAACAGTTGATACTACAGATTGAGTAGTAGTAACGGTAGCCACACCATAATTAGAAGGATTTGCTAAACTTGCTTCTTTTGTATCATATATGAAAGCGTGCGGAGTTCTTACATGTTTTGCTCCAACCATTTTTCTACCATAATGGATATGATATGGTCCATAATATGGTTTACCATCAACCCAACCAACAAATTCTCCAGTTCTAAGTTCTGAAAGAACATTTACAATTTTCATTTGAACAACAGATCCATCATTTAAATTAACTGTAGCACTAGTATTGATTCCAACAGAAGTATTATCAGATACATTAGCAGTTAAACCACTGATTCCATAAAATTGGTTTAAAGATTTAGATGTATATGATACAATACCGACAGTTCGATCATTGTAAGTTACATTTAGTTCTCCAGACTTAGGAAATCCAACAGTAGAATCTACATCAAGAGTGGTTGCACTAGATGTATAATCTCCAATTAATTTTGTCTTTGGATATGAAACAAATGATCCATATTCTGCACCGTCAAAGTTAATATCTCTGTTGTAGTTAGCATCAAAACTAACTCTATAGTAATCTGTAGAGGCTCCACTGACTAAAACTCTTTCAACATCAACAACAGGGGCATACGACTTGAAAATTAAATCTTGATATGCATTTTGATATAAAGTGTATCCTCTAATATCCATGACATTACCTGCAACAGGTTCAACAATCATATCTCTTGTAATTTTATACAAAGAGTTTGAAGGTGTAAGGAGATTTTCTGCAGGTTTAATAATTTCAACATTCTCTCCATATAATGCTTTGAAAAGAATTTTAAAAGATTCGTCCGTTCCCTTTGATGTGTAAAAATCTTTAGATTGTTTTATAAAAAGATTCTTATTCAGATTTTTAAAGAGAGTTGTATCTTCTAATCCTGGAAGAAGTTGGTATTTTGCCTTTTTTAAAAATCTAGTTAAAAATGTTGAACTTAAATTTTGAACAGTAACATTATTTTCATGTTCTTCAGCTAAGGTTTCTGAGAATATAAAATCACCTGTTGTCCCTTCGCTTGTATATCCAGACCATCCACGAATACAACCAGTAAACTGATAATCAGTTTTACCAGTGTATGTGATTATTTCATTACCGATTTTCAGTAATCCATATTCTCCTGGAAACCCAGAAGTAGAAAATACTGTTATAGTAGTATCAAACTCATCAAGACTACTTCGCAGAGTTGTTGAACTAACAGCGGTAGCATTGGTGTTTAACTTAATATATCTGTCAATATTTTGAATTAAATCAACAGGAGCTCCTTGGAATTCTTGAGAAACATAATATTGTGATAAAAATTCTCCCAAAAGAGGAAACTCATCCCTAACATAGTCGGGGAGTTGATTTTTAATTATAGTCTGAAACTTTACTCTAGTATCTGCCATTTTATGACCTTACAAGTAATCCTCTATTGAAGTCGTAGCTTGAAGAAACTGTATATGAAGATGCTGATGGATCTAATCCAGAAGCAATCGTATCATTAACCATCTCAAATATGCTATTATTTACATCGAGTTGTAGATACAAGTCCTGAAGTCCAACTACGTCATTTGAACTCGGTGTTGCTGATACTTGAATCGTTGCTTGACCATCAATAATCTTTTGAGTTGATTGAACATTAACTGGGAATAGTGTTATGATTCCACTTACATAGTCAATCCTACCAACATTTCTTCTAACAATTGTTGGCGATGTTGAAGAAGGATTATCGACGGTAAAAAAGAATAAAGAACCTGAAGTTCTGTTTGTATCTGGAATATCTCCAAGGTAAACATCTCTTGTAATACCAGCAACTCTAAATGCGCTACTACGGATATTGAATCCCTGCATCGATGCAATATGGAATTGGTTACCAAACCCTATAGAGTACTCCGCGAGTTGGTTGAGGGCAGCCCTAACGTCTCTACGCATTGACACAGAGGTGATATTGGATGTAATCGATTCATGGCTATCATCAATCAGTTTTAAGAATTTACTATATTTGAATCTTGCACCATACTTGTTCATTTCACTTGAATCAGCATACTCATTTGCATTATTCTGAATGATAGAAGAAACTTCAGATGCGGATGGAGCTTGATTTTGGTTATAGTATACTTTTGAAGTAGTTTCCAAATACAAATACTTCAAATCAAGGATTTCTGGAACAATTCCAGCAACAGAATACTTTTTAAGGTCTCTTTTGATGTTCTGCTTGATCAAGTTTGGAAGAAACTCTCCACTTCTTGGTTTAATGCTGATAAAAACCTTTCCATATTGAGGTGGAACAAGTTCTTCACCACCAAAAACGGAAATTGACTCAGTTTCTGGGTAAATTTTGGCAGGAATCAGTGTTTCATAGTCATTAGCGGTCAATGCACGGTTCTGAGATGCATAAATTCGCGGTGCAAACTTCTTAATTGAGTCTACTTTCTCAATTACGTCTCCACCATCGGATGCAATATCAGTTGTAATTAACGAAATGCCTTGAGTGGCAGTATAAGTGACTCCATTTCTCACATAAGTAAGTCTTCCGTTAAATGCAAACGAACTTACACCGTTTGAATCGCCTCCAGTGGTAGTAAGATAGTCAATATCAATAATATTTCCTTCACTCAGCTCTTTTCCAAAGGTTCCGTCGCCAAAAATAATCTCATAACGCTCATCTTCGACTTCTTGAAGGAAAAATACTCTTGATTCTCCGTCAATTTCAAACAAACTGTCTTGTCTTGTGTATGTTTTCCTCTCAGTACCACTATTTGTTCTTACACTTACTCTAATTTGGTCAGTATCAACCCCAACATTATTAATTAAGAACCTCTGATTGGGATTTCTTGAGTTATATGTGTAAGATTCAGTTAAATATGTGCCTTCGTACAGTGCAAGAAGGTCAAATGATGCAATTCCATCAACAACTGGAACTGTAATGTCGTCTAAAATTGAAAATACGAAAGATTCATTGCCAAAAGTTCCAGAAGATGTTGCTACAGGACCCTTATTAAGGGTAATCGATACTGGAGCAGGTGTAATTCCATCAGTGTCAACGAAAAAACTTACAAATGCAACAGAAGCTTTCCTTGATCGAGGAGTATAACCAATATTTCGTGCAAGTGCAACGACATTTTCTCTCAATGTTGCACTATCAATGAAACATTCATTCGACACCATATTAGCATTATATGATGTGATGTAAGTATTGTAGGCCAGCACGTCTAGAATTGTGGCCAGATTAGATCCTTCAAAGTCATAATCCGTAAAATTGGAATTATTCCTAAGATATTCTTTAAGAGTGGATTTTATCTGGTTAAAATCCAGATTTGCGAAATTTACTAGTGCCATTTATCGAGTTGATTCTAATACAAACTCTAACTGTTGTGGTGGAATGTCGATTCCAACGATTCTGTAGATAATCAATACATCAAATGAGTTATTATCAAAGTTTGGACTGATCACAATATCATCTAATATAACTCTTGGTTCATATTTACGAATAGAATTTTCAATTTCATCCCTAATTGTTAAGGCTGAAATGTCATCAATGTTCTCAAATAAAGAATCGCTGATACGAGAACCAAAATCAGGGTCAAAAAACTTTTCTCCAGGGGTAGTCAAGACAATATTACGGACAGATCTTGCAATTGCAGACGCATTTTTCATTGCAATCAAGTCATTTGTCAAAGGATGACTTTGAAATGATGCACTTATATCCTTAAATCCTTGACTTACCCCTTCTAAAGGCATTATCTATGTTTGTATAGTATGTTCTTTCTTATTTATAGGGTCAAAACTCATTTAAGATCCTTGCTGCACCAGATGCAGGGGCAGCTCCGTCACCTTCAATTCGTTCCCAAAGTTCTTGTTCACCCTTTTTGTCCTTCTTTTTGGGTGTTAGGTCATCTTCTGCGATCTCACGCAGCATCTTTTGGTGTTGATCATTAGCCAAATTGTCTAAAAAGTCATTCATCTTCGTTCTCCGTAGGTTGATTTTCGCGTTCTTTAGCAGTTTTCCAGAAGTATTCATCTTCACGACCCATTCCGAGTCGATCAAAACCATTCTCAACACTATAATATTGAGTTGATACCTTAAAATCAGGCATTTTTGGATTCACAGGTGTCAAACTATTGTCAAAAATACGCATTCTATTGTTTGGATACAATGCATACTGTCCATTATCAAGCTCAATTAGGTTATGAGACTTGTGTTCAGCAGGATTTTCACTTGTTGCATAGTCAATTGTATCAGGATCCTGGTGATAATTGTCTATTGTACAGATGTAAGTACCTTTTTGAATACCGTGATCCCTAGTATATAACTCAAAGTCCATTGAACCAATGAATTGTTTGGTTACAGAAACCACACCATAGTCCATACAATTCCAGAATTGTAGGTTAGGTAGGTTCATATCAGGTGAAGGCGTCTCAGGCTCGCTTACAAAGGCACTGATAGGCAGTTTATCATACATTGCAGCATACTCTGGTAAGTATGTCTCAAAATAAAAAGCACGTCCAGGTATCGACTTACACGATACCCAAACGCCCTTTACAAATTCACCATGACCAGATTGATGGTCAGTGAGATATTCTTTTCTTACCCATACTTCAACAGAAGGTAAGTTACAAATTAATGCAGCCATGAAGTAACATAATCGTTACATCTATTTACCTTGTCCGCGATAGACTTTCTTCTTGTTATTACGTGATGATGCAGCATACTTGGTGTGTTTTCCTTGACCCTGACGAGTCTTTTTTGGAGTAGCTTCAATCATCTTGTCGCCACTCAAACCAACTTTAGCGCGTGCCATAATTAATTGTTCTCCTTAAGTTCAATTTTGTTTGGATTAATAGTACCTTCACCCGAGAAAAATTCTTCGGAGAAGTCTTGTAGGACCTCTGTTGCATCTTCAAACGAGAGGTCGCTACGAATCAATTTGTTGTCATAATATAAGTTGAAACGAGTCACGTTCAGATTACGCGAGTTTTTTCGTGACCAACGCGGATCCGGGGGTCACACCAAATATCATAACCAGCTTCAATAGCATCAAGACAGAATGAGACATCCTCACCACACATGTCCTGAACACTTCCAGATTCAAAGACTTGCATCTTAGGAGCAAACCAAGGATACTTCATCTTCTTATCTTCAAATACACCATTCTTGATCATGACCCAACCAAAACCAGTGTAGTCAACAGTAAATGGCTTCTTACGCTTCTGGATGGATTCGACAGTTTCGTGATTCATCACTCCACCATTCTTACGGAAATCATCCTCTTCTAACCAGTGTGCGACAGAAGTTGTGTGTCCATCTTCAGTGGCATACCACCCAGCAGTGATTTCACGTTCTGTGCCATCTTCTGAGATCGCCAGATCACACAACTGCCAGAACTTGTTCGTGTCAAATACAATATCACTATCAATCCACAATTGATAATCATACTTCAACTTACCATCCCAAGGAATCTGATCAGGTCCACGCAATACATTCGCACCAAGAACCTTACAACGTGCAAAGTTCACCATAGATGAATAGTCCTGACTGATCTGAATGGCCATACCATTCTGTACCATATCAAAACAAAGTTGAACAAAGTTCTTCAGAAAGATATATGATACTCCTCGTCCAGGTAGACAAAATACAATCGTCTTACCTTTCATTCGTTCTTTAATAGCAGCAATATCCCACTCCTCTTTTTTCTTTGATTGCTTCTGAGGTGTGTTTGCTTTAACTGTAAATCCTTTTGCCATAAGTCTTAGTAACTCAATTCAATTATAGTCTGTGGTATGTATAAAGTCAATAGGAATCAGATCCTTCTGGTTCTGTAGTGTTATCACCACCAGCTCCTCCCCAGTGTCTTGTACACTCCTCATAGGAAAGATCAGAGGGCGAAAAATCAGTATGTAATAATCCTACCATTGCACTGAGTTCTGTCCACTTCTCAGTAAATTCTTCTTCACTTAAATTGTTGTATATACACTCATCTTTTGTGTATATGTGATAAACCTTTGTGGGTTGCATTTTACCTCCGGGAATTTTTTCTAGTTATTCAATTTGTAAGGGCATTATATACCAGAACAATAAAAAATCCAAGAGGTATTAACACCACCTTGGACATTGTTTTTGGATATCTAATCAGCCACCCTGCTAATACAACTTTCCAAAAGTTCCAATAGGGTGCTCGTTTTTTCATCGTGGAAGTGTTCTCTTATCAGGACGGCTCTTACCACCTTTATGAATCCATTTGACTCCCATTTTTTTCCTCCGGAATTTTTTTATTAGAATGATATTGAGAGGTCGATTTGTCACCTCTGTAGGTTAGGGTAGTGAGGCGTTTTTATCACGCCCGCCGCGCCGCATCAATCAAGGGCACAAAAACACTGCCCTATCTGACACGAATACTATAGCACATATCGGCAGGAATGTAAAGTTCCTGCCTCACTGCTGAGTAACAATCAGAAGGTCACAGCTTCGCCAGTGGTATAACTCACTGCATCACCTTGATTATCACTTTGCGTGTCACTCTGAATAACATCAAGGACTGCCAAGATATCGTTGCCAGTGTTAGCAACTGACAGGAGACCAAGTGCAACTTCGCGGTTCATAATAAAAAAGAAAAGTGTTGACGTGTTGTGAAGCTTTGTGCTAAACTATCAGTAATCCGTGTCCCCGTTGATGTACTGTTCCACATCAAATTTCTGATCACTCATCTCAGGGATATCAAAGATTTCCCCAGGAGCATCAGCAATCTCTTGGAACATATCAAACACGGTATCATCCATGTGGTTGTGAGTAGTGCTTACATAACTGAGACACTTTATGGGCTACAGTAGTGCTTACTCCCCCTCCTGTAAGTTACACTGATATTATAACATCTCTCAGAGGGACTGTCAATAATGCCGCCGAAGTTCTGTGTGGAAATTTATACGCGCCCTTGACAATTCTCAGAGTCTCGTGTAAGCTTACGCTCGCTAAGATCACTACTCTCAGACACATTAAAATCACCACAAATACCCTGCAAAGTAACTCCCAAGCACCTTCACAGTTACTCACAACAAAAAACACAAAGCTATTAAAAAAAGGCTTTATTAAACGTTTTTAAGGGTAATCCTTATATATTCGACGAAAAAAGGGGTGATTTCTGTTAAAAACCCTTCTGAGAGTAAGTAATAAAAAAGCGCCCCATAAAGGAGCGCGGAGAATGTTAGTAACCGAAGGTCAGGCGAAGACATAACCAGAGACAAAATCCTCAGTTT